CGCCTTGTCCTCCTTTAGCTTGAATAACCACGAAACGCCGCCTCCAGTAAGCATTCCGACTATTGCCGATATAATTATCTCCCAATTCATTACAACGAGTTAAAATAGTTAGTATTCGATTGTTTCCCGACCACCTCCACCTGATTGTTATTTGTTCATAAATGTCATTATCACGTCCCCGATGCTTCCGGGCAAATCCGGATTGGAAGTTATCAGAGACACACAGCTGTCCGTTGACAGGACTTTTGCGTCGATGTCTGTTTTCTCGTCGAGCCACTTTTGCATGATCTCCGAAAATGACTTGTTCCATTCAGTGACCGGATCTCCCTCTTTCCATCCTTCCGGCTTTGTCTGTTCTGATATCTCTGCACGTGCCTTTTCAAAATCATCGTATATGCCTTTCAGCTTCACCCGAAGCAGTACATACGCTACCATGTCTTCCTTGTCGAGATTGCCGCTCTTGATGTCTCTGATAGCGGAATACAGGGAAACTACTTCTCCCCGGCTAAGCCCTTTCAATTCTTTCTTCATGCTGTTGGATTTAATACGTTTATAATTCCGTCGTTTACCGCTTGAACATCAAGCTGCCCCGTGTTCAGGTTGAAGCTGCCTCCCCACTGATTCACGTGAAGTCTGCCTATTTCATTGCCGTTATCATCCTTGATGATAGTTTCCAGCTGTGTAACTTCTTTTTTCTCAACACCATTTTCAATTGTTGTTTCCTCTGTCATTTTGAATAATTCTGTTGTCATAGTTATATAATTATATTATTGATTAAAATGTGTCTGTAACGATTGTTGATGAGCCCACCTTTTGAACTCCGTTAATGAATATCCTGTAATATACAGTACTTCCAACTCCGACTGCGCCGGCTATCCCAGAATTTGAAAAATCAAAGTTTGCATCACCTATGTATATTTCAGTTCCCGGTGTTGGTGATGCGGGAATATTAAGAGATACATTACCTGCCGGGTAATAGATGTTGGTATATTCGTATGTATTCGACATCTGTGCCGTTATTGTAAGACTCCCTGAGTATATGTCTGCATAGATTTTTGAATACACCTCGAACATATCCATTGGTGTCGGATTTGTCTGCTCGACTGCCATTGCCGAATGATTCCGCACGCTTGATGTATTTGTGTAAGCTGATGTCGGTGTCGTAACGACCAGAAATGGCGATACTTTATTCTTTTCTGTCCATCTCCTTGCAGCCGGGTTGAGAATAACAACCCTGATCATGAATTGCTCATTTTGAGCCAATACGCCATTCGTCGCAAAATCGGGAGGGTTTTGTGCTGAAATATTGAAAGTAGCTTCCTTGTCTGTTGTGTGTATAGCGAATATGTCAAGGTCAATCCAGCTATCCGCTACCGTTCTCCTGAATTGTGATTTGAATTGTAGGAAAATTTCAGGGTTCGGCTTTGATGCGAGCTTTGCCGCTGCCTCTTCGATCTTGTACGTGAATACCATGTTTGCGTAATACTCGTTCCCGGTCTTGAAAAAATCGTTGTACTGATATACAACCCAATCGTGGTCGTATCCTCTGAAATTTCCCAGATGATAGCCCGGAGGATACCCAGCAAATTGCTGGTAATTCAAACTATTAGGACTCAACGTCTCACGAAACGATGTATCTGCCCCCCATATCACGTTCTGTATTCCAGCGTCGGGACAGTTGAACCCCCACTCGTTCACGTTCGTGTGTAGAAATAATGCGCCCACGTCTCTACTGCTTGTGCCTAATGTCTGTCCTACTAATGTAGTCGTTATGCCTGTATTTGGTAATGCCATAATTATGCCTCTTCTTCTTTAATTTTGTAACAACTAACTTCACCATCTACATATAGATAGCCCTTAACAACCAAATTACCCTCAACATAAGTATCATTAGTAACTTCGTCTTTTAAAGCCACATATTTAACTTCCTTGTAAACAGGAACTTCCTTGATAACTTCCTTAATCACCTCTTTTTCTACAATCACCTCTTTGGGTACTTCTTTAATCACTTCTACAATCTTATCTTTGTAGATTACCTTTTCGACCGTTAAATTTACGTTAAAAATCTTTGCCAACCAAATAATTAATTTTTTCATAGTTTTATTTTTTATATCTATCATCCAAACGCCGTTATCTCTTCTGTTGCAACTATACTTCCTGTGCTTGTAAATCGCATTTTTAATACGTTATTATGCTTCATCTGCAACTCACTCCCAACTTGTTCCATTGACCAGCCAGCGGCGTTGAAAATTACTTTTGGAGATGCAACTGAAATAGTCGCCTGTATCGTGGTTGCTCCACTTAATGCTCCTGTAACATTCCCAGTTCCGTCAAAACTCTGTCCCCAAATTGTACGTGGTGTTTGGAGTTTTGTGGCAGATGCTACGTTAGAGGAGATTGTTGCAATCTGAACGTTATTAAGATAGGCTGCTCCACCTGAAGCAATTCTAAACTCTCCATCTAAATTTCCACTTGCATTTTTATATCCAATTCCAAATCCGTAACTATCTGTCGCACCACCTCTAATATTGCCTATAACCCATTCAGTATTATACCACCCGAATCCAAGACCTGTTCTTATTGCTGATAAAGCATTACCATACGGCCACAACATTCCTGTTCCAGATCTATAACTTTGAATGCCTAAAGCACCTTCAGATGAATCAATCTTCCAATTTCTAAATGTTTTCGTTCCTGTAATCGTTTGAGCAGTATTCAACGTCACCGCATCTGTAATTCCATAGCCTCCCAGAGTAGTTGGTTTGCTTGCTAAATTATCAAAGGGTATAGCTATATTTGCTGTGCCGTCAAAACTTACGCCCGCTATCGTTCGGGCTGTTTGGAGTTTTGTAGCGGATAAAACATTTTTTGCCGAATCGGCAGTATTATCTACATTCCCTAACCCTACTTGTGCCTTGGTGACATCGTGTGGGTTGCTTGTATTAGCTATATGGGTTGCAACTCCTATATTGTCAGTAAATTGACTTAATAGTGTAGGCTTATTTTTTATAAAAGAAAAACTATTTACATCAGTTGTACTCCAGTCGGGCACTTGATCTTCGAGGGCTGGTGTCCAGTCGGTGGGTTTGGTGCCTTTTTCAACTTTAACCAAATATGTCCCGTTTTTAATTCCGTTTATCTGAGTAGTGTCTCTAACAGCAATATAAATTCTATTTGCTGTTGCTGTGATGGTACGAGGATTATTTCTTGCGAATCCATTCACGGATGATGACACAGCAACTCCTTCATTATCAAACCAACTGTCAAAAGTATTAATATCCTGTTTAGGAATATTTGTAGAAGCTGTATATTGCTTACCTATTTCAACATTAATATAATGATAATAAGCCCCACCCGATGGTACGGGATTATAGTCTTCCAATATAAATAGATTCCTTACACCGATAACCAACTCTTCAAAATCAGTTACAACCCCATCCCACTTCGTCCTTTCCGCTCCTGTAATATGCCTTATGTTATCAGTATTGTGAGTATTGAAGATTGAAGTTTCTAAAAATGCGATGTCCTTGCTTGCTGTAATTACACTTCCGCTCTTTGAAATTGAAGTAATAGCATTTCCCGTCCCTGTTGTATTTACCGTTGTCGCTGAACCACTTTCAACAGATGCAAGCCTTGTATTTATTTGATTAATAGTGTAAGCATTGAACGTGTCGGTTAAGACGTTGTTATTAAATGTTTGCCCTAAATTGCCATATCCATAAACGGTCTCGATTATTCCTCCACCGCCACCGCCATCGCCAGCACCATAAGCTGATAATTCTCCTGTTGCATAAGCGTTGCCATTGATTTGCAAATTGCCATTTACGATGCTCAATTTTGCCAGCACATCAATGTTTGCCTGTGTAATTAAGTCTAATTGAGCTTTGTTTGCGTGGGTGTGGCTATTGGTGTAAGCTGTATTCCAATTGTTTACAAGTGCTGAAGTAATGCCATCCAGAACAGTTTTGTTTGCGTGGGTGTGATTATTAGTGAACGCTGTATTCCAATTACTTATAAGTGCTGAAGTAATACCATCCAGAACAGTTTTATTTGAGTGGGTATGATTATTAGTGAACGCTGCATCCCATTGCCCCTGCTTAACAGTAGTAGGTATCGAATAGCCAGCTTGCAAACCAATTGCTATTACTCCTGATGAAGTAATAGGACTATTGCTAACAGATAAGCCTGTAGGCACACTTATTCCTACACTTGTGACGCTTCCACTACCTGCACTATTCTCTAAATCTGTAACCCTACCATCAATAGCTGTAACCCTTGTATTGAGGTCATTACCCAATAAAGCCGATAGCACCCATTCCGCTTTTGAGCTGTCATAATCTGCCCATACATCCAAGCGATTGAAATCACCTCCACCACCTCCTCCATCGCCAACACCATAAGCGGATAACTCCAGCTTAGAGTAAGCGTTCATTTCAGTAAAGATAGTGTTCGGATTGACAGGGTCTTTTTTCCAAAAACTTAATATTTCTATCTGTTCTGGTGTCAAGCCTCCGCCACCTCCACCACCTGTACCGCCCGAAATACCGCCAATACTCTTTATCCCAGTCTCTCCGTCTCCGAAGTACGAATAAATGAAGTCTCTTTTTGTCAAGTTCTGATAAACCGCTTCTTCAATCTCTAAATTAGCCCTGCCTCTTAAAAAATCTACCGTCGCTGAAACAAGCGTGTACCTCTTTGAACAGGCAACGTAAACGGAAAGCGGATCGAACAGTCTTATGTCAATCTCAGCACTTACTAAATCATGCGCCTGTGAGAACATCCTTGACTGTTGTGTGGTTATATGGTGAAGAAGTGAACGCTCTACTCCGGGATCGGTTATGTCCGTCCATTTGGACGTTAAAACGCCGTTTGAATAGAGAGAGGAAGTGTCGTCGATGGGATATTTATAAAAATAGCCGTTCAATCCACCAGTCATATAGTCACCCCAGATGCTTGTGTCTATTTCGTGCTCTTTGGTGTAATTAGATCCTTGCTCTGTTTTAAAAATTGTGCCTTTTGGTGCTTCAGCCGTGTTTCTCATTAACAGGTCAACAGAATGAAAATATACCGCTCTCTGTGTGCCGTAAATTCTTATCTTTAACTTGTACTGTTCTAAATTTGAAACCTCCAATGTTCCTTTTACTCTTTTTCCCTCCGTCAAAAACGGGATAATGTCTCCTACATTCTTTACTTCCCCCTTTTCAAATGTCTGTTCATGTACTGGCGGGTTTGTTGATGGCATTGTTACAAATTTCCCGCTGTAATCAAGTGTTAATACGTCGCTTCCGTTTGTTGCAACAACCGCTATACGTATAACGGGAAGTATAAATACTGGGGTTGCGTAAACAGCTGCTGCAAGCGCATTAACATTTACCTCAACCTCTATTGATCCTTGTCCGCTATATGGTATGCTTATTTCTTCTGATTCAATGTACTTTGGATTTACGTTCCTAATGTATTCGTTTTCATTTATTAGGTAGCTTTTTTCCGTTGCGTTTCCGTAAACTGGAGTGTAAACAGCACCGCTGCTTGTTGTCGTAAATCCCTTTATTTCTTTATTGTCTACCGCAGCGACAAATCCACCCACCGAAGTCCATCCCGTTAATCCTTTTGAAAAATCGTAATTATCCGGGTGAAGCATGCCCCCTCCATGCTCGTGATAAACACCCGTGCTCGCCGCTACGGGAATTATCGTTCTTCTTGCCCCGACGGTGACGTCTGAAAAGTTGTGTATTATATCCTGCCAGTTGGTGAATGTCGTGCTGTTGGAATATAACCTCCCCTGCCCTAACTCGTGCTGGAGCTTATTAACTATGTACCATTCGGCATTTCTCTGCAAAATGATTGAATTAGAGGCTACAAGAATAGAGCTTAAAATATCGTAACAGCTTATCGAACGCCCCTTGTTGTCGACAAGTCTTTGAGATAGTGCGTCTATGTTGAAAAAGTTAATAGCGTCGGCCTCTAAATCTACCATTGTGTTTAACGGCAAACTTAATCCGGTCTTTAATAAACATTGCTCTGCCAAAGTTCTTAACGACACGAAAGCGTTCAAATCGGACAACGTAACACCCTTTAACGTTCCTATCCTGTCTGAAGCGACCATCGAAACAACTGATCTCTTGCCTATCTCCTTTGAAAAGAAGTCAGGAATGACAAAACCTGTCCATTTCTTTATGTTGTTAATATAGTAATCGACCTTTATTTCAGTCTCGTTCGAGGTCTTAAGTGCATCTATGTTAAATTCTTCCGTCTCGTAAATGTTTATTTCTGCGCTCGAAGTAAGGAAATGGCCAGATTTGTCTGACTTGTCTAACTTGTAAATTAGCCTGAACGGATCCTCCGTGCCATCGATGGTTTTTTCTACCAGCCCAGGAGTGGTTATCTCCAGCCTCGCTACGTCTAAATCCTTATTTTTATATTCCAGTTTGAATATCATATCCTGTTTCTTCTTTGTTGCGCAGTGTCTAAAACCCCTACCAATTCATTTGTGCCTATTTTGAAACTAACCACGAAATCGTCCGTGTATTGACCCCTGTAGTCGCTCGGCCCATACCCGGGTGAAGTGTTATTCATTGATGGTGCTGATGAATAGCCCCCAGATCCCATTGAGCTTCCGATTTTTCTTGCTCCTGCCTTAAACATTGATCCTATCGCTATAAGGGCTATCCCCGCTGCAATTGCTCCAAGGCCTCCAAGGCTTGTTAGTGCTGCCTTCACCGCTTCAATAGCTTCTCCCGTTACAATAACTTGCTGCCCTAACTGTACCATTATACCGCCCATCGTTCCAAGCAATGCTGATCCCAATGCCTCCATAACATTGTCTCCCGAAACAATAGCTTCAGAAACAGCCCCGAATATGTCAGTCAATGAAGCTGCGAGCATACTTGAAAGGTCAATTGTAAGAACCTGAATACCCTCCGACAAATCACCCATTGCCGATTTAACCGATTCCATCATTTTGTCTTTTAGCACTTTCGGCTCAATGGTGGGCTCGATTATTGGCTTAAGCACCATATTCCCATCTTTTTCTGAAAATAGCTGGTCGAATATGGTTTCTTTCTTTTGCTTGTCAATCACGATACCACCGCCGATAATACTTTCAGGAACTTTCACTTTAGTTAACTCTTTCATTGAACTTGTTAACTTGTCAACCTTTTCCGCTGTATCTGCCGCTTCTTTTTTAACAGCCTGCATCGCTCCTGCTGAACCAGTCATCTCGTTCGCTGCCAAAGCTGCTTCGAGTGCTGCCTGGTCTAAATTAATTCCACCAAACGAAGCATTAACCCTGTTAGCCCATTCCTCTAAACCTAATTTTCTTAAAACCCATTCGAGCTTCTCCCCCATGAACTCCATTTGTCCAACAACCCATTTAACGCCATTGGCGACCATAGCTTTTATGTTAGTCCAAAAACCTTTAAAATCTAAGGTTATAAGAGAAACAAGTGCTTTTGCTGAGCTTGAAATACCGGATGTGAATGTGTTCCACATTGTTGTAACGTTTTTCACAACATCCTCGAAATTGGCTGCCAAAAGTATGATCGCTCCGCCGACAAGCCCAATAGGCCCTGTCAATGCTACAAATCCAGCTTTTAATAACGGCAACATCTGCAATAGCTTGCCTATTCCTACGAGTAACGGCCCTATGGCTGCTACTGTAGCCGCAATTCCAACCGTCAGCGTCTGCATCTCCGGCGACATTGTTCTTATTCCTGCGACAATATCCCGTAGTCCTGAAATGACAGGAGTTATAACCGGGATCAACACCTGCCCCAACTCGGTTGATAAATTGGTTATCTCCGTCCTTAATGCTCTCATCGATCCGCTGGCTCCGTCCGCTTCTCTCGCTGCTTGCCCTTGCGCCGCCCCGGTCTGTTCGAAGATTAAAGAAAGTGTTGCGGCCTGTTTTGCTTGTAAACTAAGCTCTCCCGTGCCGTCAGATAGCCCCAACTCGAATGCTCTTGTCTTTACGAGTGCATCGTTAACGGCCATCCCATAGTTATCCAGCATGGTATTATTGCCTTTCAAAGCTCCGGTTAACGCCCTAACAGCGTCCTGCGTCCTGCCTCCGTACATTGCCGTAAGGTCTCCGGCTAACTCAATAAGTTTTGCTGATTGTTTTGCTGCTTCTTGTTCTGTAAGTCGTCCGATATTGATAAGCATTGATCCCATCAGATTCGAGTACTCTAACGCTTCTTTTTTTGCAATACCGTACTCCGTTCCAAGGTTATCAGACCAGTTTCTTACTATATCGGCATTCTCCTTGAATATCTGCCCGGTTGCTCCCATAGCATCCTCGAAATCGGCAGCCATCATGTACGCTTTCCCTCCTGCGGCGACAAGAACTGCACTTAATACAGATGCTTTCTTTCCTATGTTTTCGAACGATTTTCCAATTCCAGAAAGCTTTTGTTCAACGTTCTTCTGAAGCCCGTCGATTGATCTGGTCGCCTGCTCTACTCCCTTTTCGAAGTTGGCTATATCGGCTGTTATCTTTGCGGTAAAACTCATAGCTTTTTGTTATAATGATCCATTGCTTCGTTGTACTCCCTCATCCGCTGCTCGAATAGGGCTCTCATCTCGTCCGATACCATGCTTTTCTTCTTCTCGCCTATCGGCATAAAACTTTCTATTGATTTTGGAAACTTCTTGATGTCAATGTGTGAACCTATCGCAGAATAGTATGATATTAGTCTCGTGTGCTTCAATCGTTCTTCCTGCATCCGGTTGTAAGCAAAACTCTTAATCCTGAACTCACACCACGGCATTTCATAAAACTCTTCCAGCCTTAAACCTAATTCCCCTACCGCAAACGCCACTACGTCCCGATCCCAGTCAAAATCTAACGGGGTTTCGTGGCTTTCGGGTTTTTTGGCACGTTCGTTTCATTGTGTTTTACCCATAACTCCTGAATGCGCTGTACTTCTTCTCCGGATATACCTCCCTGTTCGTCCATCCAGTCGTAACAATCAAACACATCAAATCCTATCGGGTCATTGGCTACGTACTTGTTCCTTAACCCCTCACCGTGTATCAGTCCGAAAAATATCATGTAGGCGAATATCTCTATATTCCCCACTTCTTTTTTTACGATCTTTTCAATCTCTCCGGTTACCCACGAACCAAAGCGGATAGTTCTTTCTTTGTCTTTAAAGTGTATTTTCGTTTCAAACATATCGTTAAGTTTTAAAAGTTACCCCCGAAGGGGTAACTTGATTAAGGAGGTGTAACTTTTGGGTCTGTTTCTGAAATATCCCCGTTGATGGTGAGCGTGCCTGAAAAGGTTGCGTCCTCCCCAGCTTGAAAGGTGTCGTCCAGATTTGAAATGACAGCATTAAAATACTGTGCGCTTCCCCTGCCCTCTAATTTAAATGTCTGCTCCGCTTCCTGCAAAGCTAACAGCTCGGCGTAGCTTACCGCGTCTCCAGGTGTTTCTATTGTCATCACTTCCGCATCGAAGTTAACCGTCCTGTCTATCCCGTCAATGGATTGGACAGTCTTTCCCTCCGTGCAGTAGTTCACTTTTTCAATAAGCCGCAATACGCTGCTCATCGAAGTTGAAGTGAAACACACGATCGGTTTATACGCTGCCGTATCATATACTGACAGTAAACCAGTGTGCCCTTTTACGTTTGTATTAGCCATTTTGTATAAAGTTTAATGTTATAATTTTCGTGAATGCTAAATTTTGATTAGTTATTTCCGTCATTGTTCTCGATACGGGCATTTCTACTTTCTGATAGCCCGCTAACTTACTCCCCCCCCTGTCGTCTCTAAGCAAAGCTAAAACTGCGTCTCCTATGTCCTCGCATAACTTCTTGCTTCCAACAAGCCCCCATTTGGTCACTATCCGTAAGGTTATGTTAAGATTGAATCTTGGATTGCAAAACGTGTGCTGCCCGTCATACTGCTGCTGGTTTTGGATAACCATGTAAACCTCCGCTCCGTCTATTTTTGGAATAGTCGTATTCGGGTTTACTATCTCATCGAATATCGGCACTAATGTGTTCTTGTGCTTAAACCCGCTTAACGCTGTTAAAACAGCTCCCCTAATTGTCGTCGACCGATCCATCCAGTATTTTGTTTAGCTCGTTTTTAAATTCCGCTTCCTTTACTAAAAAATTATTGTATAAATACGGGCTGCTTTTGAGTGTCCCCATTCCGTTTATGTAAAACTCAATTGCAATATCCCTTATCCATTGCGGATAATCTTTTAATAAATCGGCTGCGTAAAGTCCTGTTCCAAATTCGATATAAGCCGCCATTACGTTTTCCCCCATCACGCCCACTTCGCCCTCCAATTCATCGGCCGTAAACTTCTTGTCTATACTGATAAAATTCGGCGCCTGCCTGGTAGCCATCTCCTCTACGTCAGTAATCTTATCTACAACCAAATCTTTTACCTTTTGGATGGTTTTCTGTTGATACTTCTTCAGATTCTTTGATGTCGTGTTTATGACTGGCATATATCAAATATCCATTCTTTCTTTAATCTTACGTTCTCGACTACGGGCGAAGTAAGTATGTTGAACTTCTGACCGTTCCATTTTACTCTCATATTTACCGTCGGGTAAAAACCCCCTCTTACCTGTACCTTAACCCTGTAAGTTGATGGTAACTTCATCTGAACCTGTTCTATTGACCGTGATTGCTTAAGCTGCTCGATAGCTGCCCACGTGCTCAATTCGACCGTCTCGGATGGTGTCACCCCTCCGTAACCGTCCGAAGTTTCGCCCTCTGTGATAAAATCAATCTTCTGGTCGTAGTTCATATCATCGGTCTTATTGAAAGTCTCCTGTATGTTTTCATCGACGATAAAGAGCCGCCATCCCCTCGATACATAGCTTCTATATCGTCTAAAATAGCCTCCTGCGCTTCGTGATTGATTGCAAGATCAAGCTCACCGATAACGCTTGTCGCTCTCGCTATTGCTGCGTTCATCAACGATGTTATCAAGGTGTCGTGATCGTTGAAATCAACCCTTAATCTGCTCTTTACGTCTGCTAATGTCATGCAACCGGTTCTAATGCTTTAATCCTTGTGCTTAAGGCTATTGCCAAAGCCTGAATGTCGGATGCTGCTTCCAGTCCGCTGGCAGCATCTGCTACTACGGCGTGATTATGGTTTCCAGCTGCCGCTTTCGTTGCGGTCGTTCCTATCTCCGGTGCAAACGTTGATGGTTTTCCAGTTACGTCAGCCCATGCAAGAGCCTGTTTTGCTCCAACGGTCGCAAGTGCGGCATATGCTTTCGCACCGTCACCCTTTTTGATTATACCTGTATCAGATTCAATCATAAGGGTATTTGCCGGGTAAATCTTAGTGTCGGCTGCCCATTGTGCCGCTGTGGCCTCGTATGCAATTACGTTATAAAGTATTTTTGCCATTTTGTTAAAGTTTTAAAGTAGGGAGGAGTAACCCTCCCTACAGGTTATCAAAGAGTGATCTTAATCATTGCATTCAGGTCTTTAGCTACAAAACCGATCATTTCTTCCACACGGAACGTAACCTTGTTATAGGCGAAGTTTTCGTCGTGTTCTTCAGAAACTTTCAGTTCGGGTGCAAGACGGTTTATGAACTCAAATTCCGGTGCGGAAACAACATATGCAACTCCGGCGGTCAACGAGGGAACGGGAACGATCTGAACGTTGGCCTCCAGTCCGCTTCCGGCAAATCCCCTCAACATGTCGTTAGGAAGATCATACTCACCACTTCCAACTGCCTTGTTGAATTTAACATAAGTCAGGTAATCTGCCTGATTCATCAATACGTGAGTAGGATTGAAGTAATTCCCCAAAAGCTGGTTGAATGCTGCATCGATAATCTTTTCGGCCGCTATGGTTTTTGCTCCAGAATAGGCAACTGCACTTCCTGCCAGATAATCGGTTATATACTTGTTTTCGGCCGCGAACAAACCTTTATTCGAGTATAAAAGAGTATTCGTGATGCTGCCCTGCAAATATTTTACGTTCAAAAGAAGCTCCCGGTTAACGGTTGTCATACCTGCCACCCATTTGATAGGCACATTTACATCCTTGTAAGCGGGTGATACGTCCGGCTTCGGCTCGTCTGCTCCTTCCGTTCCTGTTCCTCTCGCCCATTCTGCGGCTGCTCCGGTGATCACTCCTCTCTGCGGAATAACGATGGCTGCGCTGTCGGTCGATACGTTCGGGAAAATGTTTCTCAAATACAAGGGAGAATAAGGACTATTGTATAGGCTTCTTCTTACCTCGTCTGTCTGTAACGACAATGTAGCTGCGTCCGTCCAGCTTGCGGCTGTTACGGCTTTCATGGTTAGACTCTGCTTTCCGCTCAAATTCTTGAGTGTCTCCGCTCCGTCCAAAAGTGCTTCGGAAATGGAGTCGGCAATGCTCTTGTGTGTTTTTTCTTGCATGGTTGTCTGGTTGATAGATTTAACTCTCGCCTGAAGTTCTGACACTTCCTTTTTCATGTCTGCCTTCAGTTTTTCGGCATCCTCTTTTGAGAATACCCCCTCAAATTTCTTTTCAATTTCGCCGACCGCTTCATCTACGGTGCTCTTGGCTGTTTCCGAGGCTGTCTTTTTGATGTTTTCCAACGCCTCTTGTTTTGCTTTTTCTAATTCGTCCATTTTGTTTTTAGTTAAAAAGTTTATAAAAATCTAAAATCAACTTGGGCGGCTCATTAACGGGAGTGGAAGCGTCCGGCTCCTGTCCGAGTGTCAAAAATTGTTCTAATGATTTAAGTATGTTGTCTGAAAATCTTTCGTTGTATGCTTTTTCTATCAGTCTCCAGAATTCCTCCTGGTTGGGCTCTGACAGGTCTTTCACGGCCTTTACCGTGTCAATTAGTGAATATTCGTTGGCGGGATCGTCGGTGGTTAATACTGAAATCTCCTTTAACTTGTACTCGGCTACCTCTGATTTATTCTTTGTGCCTCTTTTAACTATCCAACCCCCTATTGACAGCCCGCTTTCAAATCCGTTCTCTTTTAAAAACTTAGTCTCCAACCATGCGTTTCTACCGGCCTCTGTCTCCATAGCCATCTGCGCTACCATCTTCAACCCGTATGTATCTGCTATATCAAGCTCGGTTGGTACTCCAACCAATCCCGGTTGGTGGTTCTTGAATATCTTTATCTTGTTCTTTCGCTCGGTAACGGTCTTTGCGAATGATCCCGGCAGGGATATATCCCCGTCTGAATCTTTTACATTGTAAACGTTTGCATATCCAACTATAATCCCGTCCGATATGTCCTGTATTTCACTTAAGGTCTTGATTATTGCTTCCATATTATTTCCATCTTTTATATAAAACTTGACAGCCACAGTTTATCACGTTTCCTGCGCTTGCGTTAAGGTCGTGCGGGTGTTTCATGTGGTCTGTTTTTCCGGTGTTCGGGTCAGTTACAGACCATGTCTCTTCTTTTCGTATCATCGTTCCGTTATCTAAAGACAAGTGCCAGTCTCGTGGGTCTTTCGCTCCACGGTGAATCCATATCTTGCCTAACTCTCTCCCCGAATCTCTCTCCCAGTCATCCGCACTTTTGGTTTTAGAAATATTTACGGCGTTAGCTGTTTCCGTGCGAGCAATCATCAAGGCCCTTTTTGCGGATGCAATTCCTCCATTTTTTATTCTTTGTGCAATAACCTCAAATTCCAACCCCTCGGCTGTGGCTATCTCTGATATGTGTCTTAGCCTTTCTCTTGTGGTGTCGTCTATGTCTGTTACTTTTTTGACCAAATTCGCTTCCTTGAATACCTGAATCCATATTAACCATTCGCTTAAAAAGAATCCAGCCTTTACGGTCTCTCCCTCAAGTTGCTTCCATTGCCTCGGGAGAAAGAATGTCATCACATCGTCGTATAGCTCGCTGATTACCGGGTATAGTGCGTTATTGATATCTCCGTGCTTCAAAAAGTGTTCGGATTGCTCGATTAGAGCTCTGCGGATGGCTTTGGCGTGCCTCTTTTCGTAAGAAGCAATTATCCTGTCCTCAATCTGCGCCATCCTCCTGAAATTCATAACTTGTCCTTTATAACTATGAAAAAATCATCCCCGGAATACCCTATAATTCTATCGATGAATAGTGCTATATCAAGCATCATATCCCATAACTTGTTAACTCCTGCCACGTGAGCACCGTCTATTAGTTGGCTCACGAACACAGGAATGAATCCGTACATTATACCTCTATGTGTATATCCTAATTTTTCCGCCTCTTTCTCTTTCATACGTTATAGTCGCTTAGTGGTACTAAACCCTGCTGAATGAATATCTCGTTTGCATATGGTTCTTCGCTCTCGTCAGATCCCTGCATTACTCTTACCTCGTTGATCGAATGTGTTTTTAGAAACGATTCTACCTGCGTGTCTGAAATCCTTAGCTCTTCATAAGAGGAAAGGTCGTAGTCGATTATATATGTTTTGTTGTCTCTCTTCGAAAAAGGTTCTACCAGCCATTTATTAATCTTGTCCTCCTCCAATGAAAGGTAAGGCAGCACAACGTCCATAACAAGTCTCAATCTTCCCTCTCTTGCGTTCTGGTAGGTAGGATTAGGATCGAACAAGACAGCAGGAACGTTCCACAGGTCGCACAATTTAACCCCTGCGTGCTCCAATCCCTTTACAATGTTTAGTGCGTCTGGCGACAGCCCTATATGTGTGTATTGAAGTGGCATTCCCGAAACGACAATCTTGTTCTTGTTGTCAGCTCCGTGTATCTTCGTTTCTACTGTTGTTTGTGTGGTCTCTACCTGAGAAGGTGTTAACCATAAATTTGGATCTGCATGATTAGGTGAAATTAGCCCCTTTGCTCCCTCGTTCTCTACAGACTTAATCCAGCTTTGAATTGCGGAATCGTCAAGCTGAAGATATTTAAGCCCGGCCAAAAGAGGGCTCATTCCCCTTAGTTGTGTTCCCGAAGCGTCGAATACGGGGTTTGGCATCTTCAAATGAAAAACATCACCTGCCGGGATCTCCCTCGTAAGTCCGTTAAACAGATTGAGCTTCCACGCTACCAGCCCCTCCGAGCTCACCACTTGTGTCATTAAATGCGCAGGAACTACGTGCAAGCTTAACGCACAATCGTCATCCCCGGCCTCCCTGTAAATGAATGTTTCGCCCTGAACGAAATAAAATATCCTCGCAAGAGTGATGAATTCCCTCCATGTCTGTAACGTGTTCGGGTTTTTGAGTAGTTTTACAAGATCGTTATCCTCCGGGGCGTACTTTAATTCCTTATGCACGTAAAGCCTATGCTTGGCTACCGATATGTCGCTGTCCTTTCTCGATTTTGACTTAACGCCTTTTGAATCGATATAAACGTAGGGTGTTGATGCAGCGCACTTGTCCGTAATCTTCTTGATGATTGAATATATCTCCCCGTTAGACGTGTACCCCTTTGAAATGTAGTCCTCGGAGTTGTAGTTGTACAATACAACAGGTGAATTGCCTATAAATGTGGAGTACATGAACGACTTCGATACCTTATTTTTTCTTCTGAATAATCTCATCTTATTGCAAATGAAAATTTGTGTTTCGGATTTAATGAATAGCGCAAAGCATCTATACCGTGATTATACATGTCGATAGGCTTGTTCGTCGGGTTGCCGTCCTTGTCCAAAGCCCAGCTATACGACCTTAGCTCTTTTATCAGGTTGGTGCTTCTCTGTGTTACGTAAATAGGCTTGCTCTGAAGTCTGTCAATACCCGTCCTGACGCTGTCGGCACCCTTTACGGCAGGTTTTATGTTAAATCCAGCATTGTGTATCTCCTGAATACTTTTAGGCTCTGCGCTGTCAGCGATGATCTCGTCGTAGTTTTTCCTTATTCCTAATGATTCAAGTCTATTGATAATATGAGAGTTTAACATTCCGGTTTGATAAATTAATTCTTCAACGTAAAAAGCATCATCTGTTTCAAGTGTCTTAACTAATGCCGTATGGTCATTTACGAATCCAAAATCTAAACCATAGATATAATTACCTTCCGGCATCCTGTCTACCTGCATCCAGTTTGAAAAAATGATCCCCTCTGTTACGCCGTATTCGCAGTCAATGTGAATCCGCCTGAAGTTTTCGTCTCGCGACGCTCTTTTGGCGATCCTGTTTTTTTCGGTATCAGGAAGGAATGGATTATCTAAGTAGTTAGATTTAATGGTTAAAACTTTATCGTAGTTTGCTGCCCAGTCCTCTACCCAGAATTGAGCGGTTGGGTTGAAGTCGGCTATCACGTTTTCTGTCCGTCTTGCAAGCTCATCCCAAACATCTTTTTTCAACGAGTTGATCTCGTTTCCGTATAACCAGTCTCTACGTGCTCCAAGTGCCTTGTCGATACGGTCAGCGGAAAAGAACTCGATTATAGTTCCAGTTGGTGAAGTCCATGTCGATTTTGATATGTTCCAGTTTTCTTTTCCCCAAAGATTTAAAGGTTTGCATATACCTGATAGTATCCTTATTGCTCCGATTTCCAGGTGCGGCCTACTTTCCGAAACAACGGTAATGATCAGGTCGGGATGGGTTACCGCTACTGAAAAAAGATATAACATGTTGTCATATGTCTTTCCCGATCCCGTTCCTCCACGGTGGATGCAAATCTTAAAACCGTCGTCAAAGGCCTGACGGGTCTTATTGTATATCGTTCCCGTCTTTATTTCCATAATTTATGAATTTGATGTTTAGGCCTGAAATTTCCTGCTTGATCGGATCTTTGCCGAAAATCCTATCTATGAGCTTTTCCGTGTTTGTAAGGTTTTTGTTGTCAATGTCTCCTGCTATCGATGATGCTATGATGATGACAGCTATGGGTGTTTTATTGTCGCTCGCTATCGATTTTAATTCTTCTGGAGTTAACGATAAAAGGTGAGCGATGATGTTGTTGTAATCCTCCCTCGTTAGTGGCTCCTCGTTGGCTGTTCTTAGCTGGCTTATAATCTGCTTGAAACGTGACGGCTTCCTGCCTCTTGATTCTGGCTGATAGTCGGATGTGAATTGGGTGTCCTTCCCAAATTCATTACCAATATCAAATGTTCCATCATCTCTTCTCATTGCTCCGCCGTTTATCCGCCGTTTAGAACATTACGCCCTGATTCGGATTGTATGCAAGCCTTGCTCTCCGTCGGCTTGCTGCCGTATTCCCTCTTATATTGCTCCCGCTTCTTCCTGTTGATCGTGTTGCCATTTCTATAATTTTTTAATCAAATCCCAAAGCTGTTTTCCCCTTAGTGATTTGTTCCGTTTAAATTCCTTGTTTATTGTCTTGTATTTTTCAATTATCTCTTTGTGATAACATAAATGAAAGTCGTACAGACCTGGGTTTTCTTCAATTGTGAATTGCTCTATGTTGCTCGAGCTTCTTAAATTCGCCGAACCGTGAATTACTATCTTTTTTTTCCCGGCTGTTTCAAAAAGTACTATTTTTGTATGCGATCCTGCTGAGGCCAATTGGAACCTGTCGTCTATGTCTAATTTGTCGTATATGTATGGTATCAGTGATTTTCTTTCATGTGCGAAAAAGTAATCCGATACTATCATGTTAAGGTTATCCACAAACTTTCCCTCCATCAAATTAACAAGGCTATCTACGTTATTTTGATCTAACGAAAGCGTTGATATTGTCATTTCTGTACACTTTGCGTTGTTGTGAGTTATAAACGCTTCTATAAAATCACCAAAAATAAAATTACCTGCAACGATAGCATCATACCTTATCCCTGTGTCAAGCTTGATGTCTCTTGCAAGCTTTTGAGCGTTTGAGTATTTTATTTTATGCGCTGGCAAGTCTCTTGCTATCTTTGATTTTTTATAACGGTTTTTAAATCCGTTATCCATCATCGGTATATCTAAATCAAAATCGTTTATTTCAATGTTAAAATCAAACTCCATACCTCACCCTTTAATGGATTACTCCTATATACTTCACAAATTTTTGTCTACAATTTCTGTAACCGTTTATTAAGGCTGCTTTCAGACGTTTGGATACAAAAAAACCGACACTACTTGTGTCGGCTTCCGAATAATATCTTGTACTTTTGCTTTTCCGTCTTTATAAAGCGGTGTCTCATTCGCCTGTACTCATCCGTAAATTCTTTTATAATTACATCGTCAATAGCTGTCTTCAGATTATCCCTCCTTATTATGTACTCGAATGTCTCAAGCATTATATCTTCACAGTTATACCCGTTATGAATTTTTCCGTTATTTCTCAATAGCTTTTTGCGCAGATAGCCCCAGTTGGAAGCCAAAACATCCATTATTTTTTTATGTGGCTTCCTGGCTATCATTTTCAAGTTTACTGATTTTATCGGATAATAAAAATCCTTCCTCATCCTGTAATTTGTTAAGTGAATGTTTAATTAATACCCTTATAACGGCCGATTGACTTACTCCCATCATTTCGGCAAGCTCCCTTATCAGCATGTCTGTTTCTGAATCAACTCTACACCTTTTAACGTGCTCTTTCTTCATTTTGTTACTAATTGCTTACTTTTTTTCGTCTCCGCTCGGTGTCGTTATTTCTTTTTGCGACCTTTTCATTTATCATTATATCTAACATCTCATCCGTGCTAATCTCAATTTCACCGATTATCAGCCCGATTATCTTACAAGTCAGGTCAAACCTGCCAGATAAGATACCCATCATAAGTTTTAAGTCCGCTTCATCCCGACTTTCCGCTTCTATGTAGTCCTCGTCTTTCAGGAATCTAATTCCGTCAATTGTGCGTTCAACTGCGAATGTCATACCTTTTTTATTGAATCCCGTTCTTTCCTCCACCTATTACAAACCCTATTTACGTTGTAAAGAACCGCAATGTCGTTCTTCGCCATCCGCTCAATAGTTACCAAAAACTCTTCGAGCAAATCTCTTTCCTCAGCTACCTGCTCTACTCCCCACTTTTTCGCCTTGTGCTGTATCATAATTAATCATTTTATTTTCCACGACCATCACCGTCGATATATATCAAACTAACCTTCTCCCCGTCACCGTGAATAGTGAATGTAGGGTACGAGCCGTCATCATTTCTTTTGTTTATCTTATCGGTCGGCCATATCTGATAACCGTACTCCCGGCAAAGACTGTCAACTTTTTCGATAAACTCATCCATCTTTTTGCTAATCATATCTTTTAGTGTTTATATTATGCCTGATCAGCACAGGGTCTGTTTTTAACGCCACCTCCATCATTACGATAGCCACATCTATAGCCTCCCCGAACTCTTTCACATCGGGCATCTCAATCTCCGCTCCCCTGCGCCACTTGTTGGCGTGTTTGAGGATTTTTATTGCCTGTTTTACTGTCATGACTGTTATATTTTAAACATTCGTAAATTCCTTGTTATCGCTCATATCTGTGATTTTTTGGATTATCGTCATATAACCCGATTTCTTCATCACCCCGCATCGTGTCGATCAGGGCTCGCTTTTGTTTGTATTTTTCTATTATCTGCTTAAATGTCATTACACCGTGATAAATACCGAACGTGTCGACAAATAAATTGAACGCTTTCCCACACTCGCAATAAACCCTCGTATATCCGATTTTATTCCTGTTTATCCTGTCTGTGTACTTTTCATCGTTATACTCTTTTCCGCAATACGGGCAATGAAAGGAATCGTCGCCAATACAAACTATTTCATCTTCAACTTTAATGCAGTTCATTATTTTTCTTTTTTTAGTTCGTTTTCAAAATAAAATACACCGCTAAAGGGATTATCTTCGGTAATTCCAAACAGTTCGGCAACCTGTAAAAGATATGCCTTTCTCCTTATTCCCTTCTTGCTCTTTGGATTTTTAGGTAATTTCTTTAGCCTTTCATGCAAACCTCCAAGATACCACGTCCTAAAGTATTCGAGCGGAAGTCCTCTCTTGTAATGATTTATTATCCGCTGGCACGGGAAAAGATTATCATCATCGTTTTGACCCGATTTGCCATTAATCTGAAATATTATTTTCGGCTCCATATGGTCTATTTGCCAATCATCCTTCAAATCTGTACCAGAATAAGCACATTTACCGCCGAACTTTTCAAATATCTTTTGTCGATCCATCTTCATTTTCAATAAAATCCCCACAATCCACCTCGTTAAAATCACTATAGCTGTACGTCTCCCAAGGAAGGCAATCCAGGTACCTCTTGCATTTCAGCTTCTTCTTGCATCGATCGTTTGCGCAGCGGGAAATATCATTTAGTAGTATCATATCTTAAGAATTGTTTCGTATTCTTCAGGCAAATCGTAATCCCAAAAACCCAACTTTCCCTTCACGTTCAAAATCGGCTTGTCAAAGAGGATTTGGTTTGCGAGTACCCAGTTGTGGATTATCGGAGGTACATTTATCACACTACTATAAATTTTATAGTATGTTTCTGAAAGACCTAATAAATCTGTTTTC